AAGATTGAGAAACGTCGGGAAGCCGGAAAACTTGGCGGCAGACCAAAAACAAAAGATGTTTCACAAAAACAAGAGAAAGCAAAAAAAGCAAATGGTTTTTCTGAAAAGCAAAATAACCCTGTTACTGATAATGTTAATGTTACTGTAAATGTTAATGATAATAATAAAAATACTTTGGCGGATGCCAAAGCGTTGTTCGAACGTCTGTGGAAAGCATATCCGAACAAAAAAGGCAAAGGACAGGTATCGGATACCCAAAAGAAACGGCTACTTGCAATCGGGGAAGATAGGCTTGTTAAAGCGATTGACCGCTACAGTCTTGAATTGCAGAAGGACGCCGACTGGCGGAAAGCACAGTACGGGAGCACATTTTTTAACAGTGGCTATGTAGATTATCTGGATGAGAACTATGTGCCTGGCAAAGTGACAGAGCATAAGGGCAAAAGCAATGCTTTTAGTAATATCAATCATCGTCAGTATGACTATGATGAATTAGAAAAACAGGTGCTAAATTCACAACCGGGAGGTGGTTGAAGTGAATATGACGGAGGGAGAAATTTGCAGGCAGTACCGCAGCGCAAAGGACAGAGCAAGCCAGTTGCAGATTTTAGCAGATTTAAATTGTGTGCCGCGATTGGAGATCATTAAGATCCTGATGCATAACGGTGAACAGGTGCGGTTGCCACTTGCGGCAAAAGGTAAGAAAAGAACAACGGAGCTGACGGACGAAGAGTATACGGCAGCACTGTTTAGACGGTTGGATGTACTTGATCGGGAAATCTCTAAAAGAGAAAGAGAGTACCGGGAGATTGTGGCTGTGATGAAAGGAGCAGGGAGATATAAATGTGGAAAGAAGGTAAGAAACGCCGCACAATTATCGGAAAAATGAATAATAACTTGTCAATGCCGACAAAGCACCCGGACCAGGATGCGTTGAAAAGATTCAGAGAAGTACCGTATCAGTTGCGGTATGGGAAGGAGAAGAAAGATGCTGAATAGAGAAAAATACGCGGAAGAGATTTTAAATATTGCCTGTGATGGATGCAATATTGCGTTAATTAATGGGAAACTGGAAAAATGCAGGGGAGTCTGCAATAAATGCGATTTTTGCGATAATGACATTAGAAATGCTGGTCGTTGCAGAGAAAAAGCAAAAGAATGGGCGAACGGCCAGTATGTTGATTGGAGCGAAGTTCCAGTCGATACACCGATTTTGGTCAGAGATTCTGAACTTTTTGCGTGGAGCAAAGAACATTTTGCAAAATATGAAGATGAAACGGTTTATACATGGGATTACGGAAAAACGTCATGGAGCACATATGACGGTAAAATGAGTAGCTATAAATATGCTATGTTGCCGGAAAGTGAGGATCAGAATGAAAATAAGCAGGATTAAAAACCGGATATCTGAGGTAGCAACAGAAGCCTGTGGGTATTCTCCTCTAACAAAAGTGGTTTCGGAGGAAGAGATCAACAGAATTTTGGAGCAGGAAAGCGGATGGATTCCATGCAGTGAGCAGATTCCAGAAGAACCGGAAGAAAATCCGTTATTTGAGGGAAAATGTCTTGAAGTGTATTTGGTAACAACAAAATACGGAAGTAGTGAGCAAGACAAGGTATACCCATTTAGAGCATTTTGGAATGGAATTAATTTCACGGATGGAATGAATATTCTGGACGTTATTGCTTGGATGCCGCTACCAGAGTCATACAGAGAAAGTGAGGAATGATATGAAAGATGGAATACATCCTGATGGATGCATAGTGACAAATAAACAGACCAATGCAGACCGGATCCGGAGCATGACGGATGAAGAGCTTTTAGATTTCCTTTGCTCAATCGAAACATATGAGCAGGGTAGCGTAAAGACCATTGAGGGCGGCGTAGCAATGTGTTCTGTTGCAGAGGTGGAACAATGGCTTAAGGCAGAAAGTGAGGGATAGCATGAACAGAGCGGAAACAACAAGGTTTCTCGGAGAACTGCTTGTAAGTAGCCGATTTAGCGGCATGGGTAAATACTGGGCGAGTGAGGTTAGCATTGACGCGTTCACAACTGCCGGGAAGGGTGGAAGAGTAGATTTCATGCAGTTTGAACCGCCAAACCAATACGCAGTGTCATCGTTGGAAAAGGGAATTTTTATATGCTACGAAATCAAAAGTTGCAAAGAGGACGTATACAGCGGGAATGGTCTAAACTTCTATGGTGAGAAAAACTACATAGTAACCACGATGCAGTGTTATAAAGATATTCTTTCAGACTTGAATGATAGAACTTTTGAAAAACATCTTATTAAAACAAATCCAGAATCTTCCAAGAATTTTGGAATTATAGTGGCTGTTCCGTGGATGCGGGATAAATATCAGGAGTTTGAAGAACCGACACGGGTATCGGATGCTGTATCGTGGAGACTGGAAATAATAAAGCCCTGCATCGTGGGAAGCAGAAAAAAGTCTATGACGGAAATGCTGTTTTGTATGATGCGGAGCGGACATTAAATTTGAGAAAACGAGGAGTGGTATGGAAAAGATGACAGACGGAACATGCAGTATCTTAAATGATACTTGTCCGGAAAAGAATATTATGGACTGCCGGTATTGTCAGTTGCATAGCGTTGTTGAAGATTACAGAGACCGGGTATACAGGAAGCAGGAGGAGAACGATGGAGAGATTAGCACAGACAAGTGATAGAGGCGGAGTTGCCTTTACATTTGATTTAGACATAACCTGTGAGCCCAGTGAGATAAAAAAGATACTGAAGCTTGCTGAGAGGTTAAAAGACTATGAGGATGCCGAGGAGCAGGGATTACTTCTGCGGTTGCCGTGTGGAATTGGCTCAGATGTATATTTAATTCCTAGCAAAGTCAATTATGAATTAAATATTTTAAGTCTGCACCCGGAGAACAATAAAATTTATCATCAGAAAGTAGCCTTTATTACTTTTACAGAAAAAGGATGGTACATGGAGTGTGACAAAGATCGGGAATATGGTACAGACCGAATCCTGTCAGAAAAAATGTACAAGGAAACCTGGTTTTTATCACAAGAGGAAGCAGAAGCCAAGTTGAAAGAAATGGAGGAAAAGGATGGAAGATAGATATTTATGCAAAGCAAAACGAACTGATAACGACGAATGGGTTATTGGCGGTTTGGTACGATATGGATTTACCGGAAGAGAAAAATACTATATCGTCCCTAGTTACGCATCAGATTTATATGCTCTGAAAATTGATCCATCCACAATTTGTTGGTGCACCGGACTTAAGGATAAGAACGGAAAGCTGATTTTTGAGAATGATATTCTTTCAGGGCATATCGACGTTGAGTTTCCAGAAGATGAGACGAGAAAGCGTGTCGTGTGGCATGAAAACGGATGGTGTACGAATGAGCCGGGCTGTGATGACTACGAGGAATTGGATGATTTTGATTCAGAGAATTTTGAAGTGATCGGCAACATGATTGATAACCCGGAACTGTTGGAGGTGTAACAATGGATGAGAACAAGGCAATAAAAATAATCAGGCAGGAAATGGAATGGGAAAGTAAAAGCAGTACACTTAGAGCTTTTGAGAAAGCAATCAAGGCACTGGAAGAAATACAGCTGTACCGTGCAATCGGCACACCGGAAGAATGCCGGGCGGCTGTGGAGAAGCAGACGGCGAAGCGACCGAGAATTATTGGAAATGCAATGATTTGCCCATCATGCCCAAGATGTTTTAAAAGTGCTAGTCCCACATATTGCCCGAGTTGCGGTCAAATGATTGATTGGGGGAATGAAGAATGAACAAAGAACTTAAACCATGCCCGTTCTGCGGCGGAAAAGCAATGTTCTTTACCATTGTAAATAAGTCATCACATTCGGATGTTGGAGTAATGTTCAAAATCAAATGTATGAAATGCGGAACAGAACTTCCAAAAAGCTATGAATGTGAGATGTATATGGATCAGGACGGTGGAATCAGAACAGGAAAAGACGAGCGAACAAAAGCAACTACAGATTGGAACAGGAGGGCAAACGATGAGACTGATTGATGCAGATGCACTAAAGAAAGATTTAAAATCGGTTACTTTAAGCAATGGAACTTTAGTAAATACAAATGCAGTATTGTATTTACTAGAAGAATATCCGACGTCTTATGATGTAGACAAGGTTGTGGAGCAGTTGAGAAAATTGAAGAAAGCAGAGCAGGACAGACCAGATGATTGCGACGATGACGGATACGGAGACGGCGAACAGATCTACAATGACGGGAGAAGTCAGGGAAGATATGAAGCATTTGGCAAAGCTATCGAGATCGTGAAAGGCGGTGGAGTAGATGAATAAAGCAGTATTGATTATGGATATGCCGGAACAGGTGTGCCAGAAATGCACATTGTGCTATGAGACAGAGAATGATGACGAATATCTGTGCTGTGCGACAAGAAAACTTGTACCAGACAGAGAAAAGCCGGATTGGTGTCCGCTCCGGGAACTGCCAGAGAAGATACCAGAGTTGAAATCTGGTTATGAAGATCTCAGCACATCAATACGTCGGGTAGGTTGGAATGCCTGCTTAGATGAGATTTTAAACTAAATCGAAAGGAGTGAGAGGTTTGCTGGCCAGCGTGAAAGAGCTCTTTACTCCGAGAAAAAATGAAAGAAGAATTTAGAAGCCGGGTGTATACAGATAGACCGGATTATGCAGACTTTGATGCACCAGCAAAATTTACTGCGATACAGAGCATTATTGCAAAAAGATTGAGAGAACATCCGAATGCCATAGGTTCATATTCGGGCGGATCAGACAGTGATATTATGATCGATCTTATTGAGCGGACACGAAAACTTTTTAACCTGCCGCCGGTCAAGTATGCATTTTTCAATACTGGACTTGAAATGCAGGCCACAAAGAATCATGTCATGGAAGTGGCGGAAAAGTATGGTGTAGAAATTGAGGAATTTCGACCAAAGACAAACATCGTTCAGGCTACAAGAAAATATGGGGTGCCGTTTGTATCAAAAATTATGTCCGCCGGCTTGTCTGGATGGCAAAAAAAGAACGTACCATTATCAATCGCGCAGGAATATGATCAGGCGGAGGACAAGCAGGCGAAGCGGGCGGAACTGAAAGAAAGATACCCAAATTGCGAGGGGACGATCAACTTTCTTTGTTGCTGCAACTCCGCCGGGGAACCAAGACCAAATATCCAGTTGGTCATCAATTCGTCAAAATATATGCGTGACTTTATAGAGGAGTATCCGCCGGACTTCCAAATAAGCGCCGATTGTTGCGTACATTGCAAGAAAAATGTCGCACATAAGATACAAAAGGACTATGAGATGGTTATTACCGGTGAGCGTAGGGACGAGGGTGGAATGAGATCGGTTCCGAGGAAAGATAACACCGCGTTATGTTTTGCGGAAACTTCAAGCGGGCAGTATCGATTAAGACCACTTTATTATGTGAGCGACAAGGATAAAGAGTGGTACAAAAACTATTATGGTATACGATATTCAGATGCGTATGAAGTATATGGATTGACTAGAACTGGTTGTTGTGGATGCCCGATATCTTATAAGGCTGTTGACGATTTGGAACTGATTCGTCCGTATGAACCAAACGTAGTAAAGGCTGCATGGAACATTTTCGGAAAAAGTTACGAATATAGAAAGAAATACAATGAATATAAACAGAAAAGGATGGTGCAGGAGAAAGAAGCTGCCGCAAATGTAGACGGGCAGATGAGTTTAAAAGACTTTATAGAATAAATGTCTTTAAGATAGGCAGAAGGGCGGTCGGCAGTTGTGCTGACCAAGGTGTTACTTGTTTGTGTGGTTGGAATTTGTGTCGTCATAGTATTCTCCGTTTCCGTACTAAAAGTACAAAGAGCAATTATTAAAGTTGCAATGAATTTTATGACTGCCAACCGAATTCCCTTCCCCCAAACGGTTTTACCCGCCTGCCTACCATAAAGACAAGGATATAGTAAAACAAAGTATTCAAAAATGCAAGAAAGGAGCCGAACCTCCGGCCGGGGTAACGATATATCGGGTTCCTTTTAGAAAAAATGAAAATAAAGTGTGAAATATATCGGGATTCTATGCAGAACTACAAAAAGTATGGAATCCCAAGGGCACAGCTTGTAATTGCGGATGTGCCATATAACCTTGGAAACAATATGTACGGCAGTAACCCTATGTGGTATGTCGGGGGCGATAATAAAAACGGCGAGAGCAAACTTGCTGGAAAAGCAGCATTTAATTCGGATTACAATTTTAATCTGTATGAATACTTCCATTTTTGCAGCAAGATGTTGAAAAAAGAGCCAAAGGAAAAAGGCAAAGCACCATGTATGATCGTGTTCTGCAGTTTCCAACAGATACCGACCATGCTCAAAGCAGCAGAAAAACACGGATTCAGGAATAGTATACATCTTACGTTTGTCAAAAATTACTCTGCACAAGTTTTAAAGGCAAACATGAGAGTGGTAGGTGCTACAGAACACGCACTTGTGTTACATAAAGGGTTGCAAGAATCAGACAAGGCAATATGGCTTGGTACCGAGCACGGACTTATATTTTATCGGGACAAGCTGCCAAAGTTCAACAACGACGGGAAAATGATCTTTGATTGGATGCCCTGGGAAAAGGATCCAAAAGGGAAATATCCCAATATCCACCCGACACAGAAGCCGGTATGTCTGCTGAAAAAACTGATTAAAATTTTTACGGATGAAGGAGACGTGGTGATTGACCCATGTTGTGGTAGCGGCAGCACACTTCGGGCGGCAATGGAACTTGGCAGACCGAGTTATGGCTTCGAAATTGACCGGAATTTCTACGAACGGGCAAAAGCTGAAATGCTTGTAGAGAATTACGGAGAAGTTTCCATGCGAGCAGAGGACAGCAGGACGGGACAACGAAACATTTTTGATATGTTGGAGGAATAGCATGAGAACAGTATTGAAATATCCGGGAAGTAAGTGGAACATTGCTCCCCGATTGGTGGAACTGATACCGGAACATCACAGCTATGTAGAGCCGTTCTTCGGCAGCGGGGCCGTGTTATTTAATAAGCCGGTATCTGATATCGAAACGATTAATGATCTGGATCATGACGTTGTGAATATCTTCCGGTGTATACAGGAGGATGCGGATCGTCTGGCCAGAATGGTAATGACTACACCGTTCAGTCGTGAAAAATATGAGGATACATATAAGCTGGATGCATGGGAGTTGATGATGCCGGATGAACCGTATCATAAAGCATTACGATTTTTAATCCAGTGTTGGCAGGGGCACGGGTTCCGTACCAATGGCAGCAAGGTAGGATGGAAAAATGATGTACAGGGCAGAGAAAGAGCTTATGCATTATGGAACTGGTACCGTCTGCCGGAATGGATCATTGACATAGCGGAACGGTTGCGCATGGTACAGATCGAGAACCGCCCGGCGGTGGAAGTGATTGAGAGATTTAATTACAGCAATGTTTTTATGTACATTGATCCTCCGTATGTTTTGGGTACCAGAACCGGGAAACAGTATAAACATGAGATGTCAGATTCTGACCACGAAGAACTGTTAAAACTTTTGTTGCAAAGTAAAGCCAAGATTATGCTGTCTGGCTATGAATCAGAAATGTATAACGACTATCTGAACGGATGGGAGAAAAAACAGTTTTCAAGCTGTGCGGAGCACGGAAAGCCGCGGATGGAAACGGTGTGGATGAACTATGAGCCGGATCCGCAGATGAAACTTAATTTTGTGGAGGTGCTGCCATGATACAGACAGCAGAAGATAAAGTGAAAGAGTACCGCCAGTGCATCCGCAGAGAAATAGAACACTGGAAAGTTATCAATCAGAACGGGTGTAATGATCCGTTCTGGTCGGATGGCTGCAACATGAATCTGGTGCGAAATCACATTATTTATTATCAGTCAAAGATCCACGAGGCCTGCACAGAAAATCAGTTGTCATTACCATAGGAATGTTATTTATCCCTACCGCCGGAAGTGGACAATAATTATATGGCAAATTTTAAGCAGAAACCGCGGGTGGAGAGATTGCGTCAGATGGGAAGAATCACAACCGGACGTGTTTACCAGTACGACGAGAACCAGATGAGTTTATTTTAGAACCAGATAACAAAACCAAACGATCATCATACCACTTTCCGCAGTAGTATATGCGGCGGGTGGGAGATGATGCGGAAAGAGAGGATCACAGATGGATTGGAATTATGACATGGACAGTTGCCCATTAGATACAAAGGTTTTCTTATTGTCAGCAAGCGACAACTTGCTCTTGCCGCAGCGTGAATTTGTCGGCACTCTTACATGCAAGGGACATTCTGTTAGAAGAGGTAAGTGTTTTAGTGGATGTCCAGAGTATTTTTATAGAAGCAAAATTGTTGCGTGGAAGAAATATAATGCAGAAAGAGAGGAATAATTGCATGAAGTATACGGTAGAACTGACAGAAAACGGAATTAATGAAACATTGGAATTGAATGGAATAACTTACAGAAAAGAATGGACAAGGTTGGAAAATGGTTTACTTCAGTGCTCACAGAAAGATTTCTCGGAGCAGATGAGAGAGAATGGACATGATGGAGGACTTGTTGCGAAAGTTGAGGATATATTTGATGGGTTTTTAGCGGGAGATGTAGATGATATGAGAGACTTTTTGGATTAAGTGAGGCGCAGAGCAGGGAGAAAAATAAAATAAATTTGTAGTACATTGATAATTGAATATTGACGGTTGGCGTAGTATAATTGAAGAAAACTACGAGGTGATAAACATGGAATATGATTGTAAAAAACCATTAGGGGAACATTTGGAAGAATATATGGATTCAGATCTGTCAAAAATCTGTTCCGAACTAGCAATTCGTGGAATTGTGTATGAAAGTCAATTCAGGACATTGGGATCTATGGTTTGCAAACAAAATACAACAGCATTATCAAATTTGTTTACAGAAAAGACAGGGTGCCGAATATGGTATGCATATGATAAAAGGACTTGCAATTTTGTGTTTTATGATATGGATACATATAAAGCAGATGAAGCAATCAGATTATCTGAAGATTATCAAACCAGAAGAGTTAAGTAGATATATAGGTATATTACCAACCGTCAATATTCGATGGTTGGTATTTTTTTTGCGTAAATTTTGAGAGGGGGAATGTACTTGGATGAAAAAGAGATATACGAGATCTGCATGGGTGTGGACAGCATCATAGCTGATAAACTGACAGAATCAATCGTTATTGGTACCAGTTATGACATGCTGGAAGCGCACTACGGCATTCTCCCAATCAGCAGGCGGAGCTTTTACCGCAGAAGGGGGACTGCACAAAGGCTGATACGGCAGAGAATGGTGCATTTGGTAGAAGAAAAGAACGGACAGTTTAGAATGGAGTGGTAGATATTTCCATTGACATAAAAGAACACACGTTCTACTATGAAGCTATAATATATGAAAGGACGGAAAGTGTATGGTAAAAAAGAAAGATGAGATATATCATTTTATTATAGCTTATATGAAAGAAAATTTGATTTCTCCTACAGTGAGAGAAATATGCGATGGTGTTGGTCTGAAATCGACATCATCAGTGTATTCGCATCTTAAAACTCTGCAAAAGCAAAATCTTATAACTATGAGAGAAGGGGAACCTAGAACAATAAGACCAGTGGGATATGAAATAGTAAGAATTCCAGATGAAACAGAATAAATATTCGGAAGGGAGGAATAGAAACCTCTCTTTTTCTATGCTTAAATTTGGCACAAATCCTCTGATTACCTGCCTTATAATTATGATATGAGGAAAGGACTATGCCATGTATAAAACACAGAGAAATTACGAAAATGCACAGAGGATGTTATTTGACGGAGTGGGACAGTATGACATACCGGAGATAGAGCTTACACAATTTAATAATGCGGAATTTATCGGATTCAACTATGCAAGAAATGCGAAAGAGCCTGAGAACAAAGCGGTGCATTTCTTCCTGGATGATTACCAGTTTACCAGAGTGTGGACAGATCCTGATAGATATGTATCAATACTGCAACGGTTCAAGTATGTGCTGACACCGGATTTTAGCTTATACATGGATTTTCCAAAGGCATTGCAGATATATAACCATTACCGGAAACACTGGCTCGGCGCATACTGGCAGATGTATGGTATCAATGTCATTCCTACAATCTGTTGGAGCAATCGTGATTCGTTCGAATGGTGCTTTGATGGAGAACCTACACAGAGTGTTGTTGCAGTTTCTTCTGTCGGGACACAGAACAGCGCAGAAAAGAAGCAATGCTTTCTTGATGGATATTTTGAGATGGTAAAAAGGTTAGAACCTACCCAGATTATTTTTTGTGGCAAAGTCCCGGATGAGTGTAAGGGAAATATTGTACATATCAAGCAGTTTAGTGAGAAGTGGCATGAGGCGGAGGTGGCGCAGTGGTAGAGAATTTGCAGTTCTTTGGTGGCAGAGGAGCCAGTAGTGGATTAAGCGATAAAGGTAAGAAGTATGGCAGTGAATATAAAACACTATATCAGACTGGAAATATAAAATTTGTTAGTTATAACAATGGATCAGCTACAGCACCAATGGAAACCATGACAGATGGGCGAGTGTATGCAGTTGTAAATACCAAGAATGAAATAAAAAGTATCTCATATTACGATAAAAACAAGAAGCGGTATAAGCAAATTGATACAGGGCATTTACACAATGTGAACGGAAAAAAGATTGATCCACATACACATAGGGGATATGTACATGACGAAAAGGGAACGTATGAGGTAAGTTCAAAAGAAAGAAAAATGATTGAAAGAGTGCAGAGGGCATGGTATTATCATATCAACAGGTAGTAGTTTAGGAAGGAGAACACACAGCAATGTGAGGCTCCGGTGGTCAATCCGGACACCTGTAAAAAGATACCATGTCCTTGATGGATGCGGTATCTTTTTTTATTGCCATGAAAGGAGATGATTGTGTGGCAAACCTTAAAGGAAAGATGAAAAAACTACAGACAGCTATTATAAAATGTGGAATGGTTGTGAAAATAAATCAAAATCAGTTCTATTCGGAAGAGCAGAGCCGCATGATTACCTCTTATCGTATTATTACACCAGTATACTGTTATAACAAATTTAGTGGAGAATGGAAAACGAGAGACTATGAGATATTAAAGACTTGCTCAATGGTGGATGTAATCTATTGTCTATTAGATATCTATAAGGCGGTGAGCGGATGAAGAAAGAACTCACACCGAAGCAGAAAGCATTTGCAGATGAATATGTGAAGAATGGTGGTAATGCGGAGAGGGCAGCTATAGCGGCAGGATATTCGGAAAGATATGCAAGAGGAAACGCACATAAGTTGGTTGCAAACAGTTGCATCTCTGAATATATAGCAAAACAGACCGAGCGCATCGAGAAAGAGCAGCACCGCGACATTATGAGTCTTGCTGACATCCAAGAGCGTAGAAGTAAGATTGCAAAAGGCGAGGTTACAGACGGATTGGGGTTCGCACCGGACTTCTCCGATCAGCTTAAGGCTATGGACGGATTGGAAAAAGCACTGACGATAGCAGAAAAGCAGAGGATTGAACGGGAGGAAAAAGAAAAGCGGGAGAAAGCACCTCTGTGGACGATACCAATCACAGACATTACTTCCGATTTTGTGGAGATATACCGGACGGTGCATGAAGCATTTGCCGGGGAAATAGATGTGCATGAGATTGTATCTAAGGGCGGTCGTGGCTCTATCAAGTCCAACTTCTGGGGAGACCTGGCATACGAGACCATCCGGCAAGATCCACAGGCGCATATTGCATATACCAGACGATACAAGGTCGACTTACGAGGTTCCGTGTATAACCAGTATATGAAAACTGTCATTCGCTATAACGATTTGGATAACTGGGATTTTAAGCAGTCTCCAATGTGCGCGGTATATAAGCCAACCGGACAGATGGTAATGTTCGTTGGTGCGGACAAGCCTATCAGTTTAAAGTCTTTCAATGTGCCATTTGGATATGTAAAGATGCTGATCCATGAAGAATGTGACGAGATGGCAGGCGTGGAGCAGATGGATAACATCGAAGATACATTTCTCAGATCTGATACGCCAGCGTTGGATATCAAGATATTCAACCCACCGAAGAGTAAGAACAACTTCATGAACCAGTACGTGGAAGAGTGCCGGAATAAACAGCAGACCAGGATTTGCCACAGCTATTATTACAATGTGCCGGTGAAGTGGCTTGGTAAACGATTCTTTGAGCGTGCGGAGTGGTTCAAGGTACATAAGCCACTATATTACCGCAATAACTATATGGGCGAAGTAACCGGTACTGGTGGTGGCATCTTCGACAATGTAGAAGAGCGGACCATCACGGACGCAGAGATAGAGAATCTGCCATTTCTCTATTATGGCCTGGACTTTGGTTTTGAGCACCCGCAAACATTTGAGGTTGCCTACTATGACGAGGACACAGATACATTGTATTGCGTGTCGGAGGTATTTGCCAAGCGGTGCAAGAACAGCGCATTTGCCCGAAAGATTAAGGAATACATTACAGAAGAGATCATATGTGACTCGGCGCGGCCAGATGCCATTGCAGAGTTGCAGGATTGGGGATTTAATGCGATCGGTGCCAAAAAGCGTTGGGGTTCCGGCAAGGGAAGGGATTATTGCTGGGAATGGCTGCAGCAGACCACAAAGATTGTGGTTGATCCGGAACGATGCCCGCACCTTGCGCATGAGTTGACAACATTGGAGCATGAGCAGTTGGCAGATGGCAGCTTTTCGGACGCTTACCCGAAGATTGGTGAGGACTGTACAATGGCACTGATCTACGGATTGAACCGCGTGATTATGGAGAGTCGCCGCAATAATGGACTGTATGATGACGAGATAGACGAAGATGAGGAGGAAGAGGACGATGGAGAATATGAAGATTAATGTTCTCGGAACAGAATACAAAATTGAGACACACAAAGTATCAGAGGATAAGTATCTGGAAGAAAATAGCTTAGCCGGTTATTGTGGCGAAGAGAGCAAATTGATTGTTGTTGCGGATATGTCAGAAGAAAAATACTTTGACCTGAGTGAAGAAGAACAGAAGTCATACAGGAAAAAGACGTTGCGCCATGAAATTGTGCATGCATTTTTGAACGAGAGTGGATTATCAGATTCTTCAAACCGGTATAATGGCGGTTGGGCAAAAAATGAGGAAATGGTTGATTGGCTTGCTATTCAGTGGCACAAGATAGATGAAGTATATAAACAGCTTGGCATTTAAGGCGGTGGCATATGAACATATTCACACGAGTAAAGGAGTTTATCATGAATTTATTCAAAATAAGTGCAGAGAAAGAATTTAATGTTGATATTATTTCTTCTGATCTGATGGAGATGGCACAGATCGAGTGGCAGAACATCATTAAGGGTAGACCGTACTGGATGAGCAAGACTGTGCGCACAATCAATTTTGCAAAGTTTCTCTGCTATTACACCAGCAAAAAGACCTGTCTGGATCTCAATGTGACGATCAGTGGCAGCGACAGGGCGGATTATATCAATCAGTGCATTGGTGCAATGATCCGGAAGTCCATCCGGGATAAGGTAGAGGATGCCTGTGGCGCGGGCGGCATTATTTTTAAGCCGAGCGGTACATATAATCCGGCGGGAGCAATCGACTATGTAATGCCGGGCAGCTTTGCAGTGACAGAGAAGAACAGCAACGGGGATATCCTTGGGGTTATATTTATTGATCGGCAGATCAAGGGAGATGATTACTATACCAGATTGGAGTATCAGCACTTTACATCTTCGATCTCTGACGATAGAGAAGGAGTTGGAAGAACATACACCATTGAGAATAAGGCTTTCAGATCAAAGGGCAGCGACAGTCTGGGGCGCAGCATTGCACTGGCAGATGTACCGGAGTGGAAGAATATACCGGAATCAGTCACAATCTCCAATGTGGAAAAGCCATTGTTTGGGTATTTCAAGATGCCGTATAACAACACCATTGACTATACATCACCGGAGGGCGTGGCAGTATTTGCGAATTGTATCGAGGAACTGTGCAATCTGGATGTAGCGTGGAGCAGGAAAGATGATGAAGTCGATGATTCGCAGCATATTACATTTATTGATGAAAGTGCATTGATGAAACGCGATAAGAATACTGGAGATAAGGAAAGACTTGAACTTCCAAGATTTGTAAAGGGATTGAGGATGGGGGTTGAAGCTTCTAATACGATTAATGAACATGTACCAACACTGTTGACAGAACAGAGAGTTGCAGATATTAATTCCATTTTATCTATGATATCAACCAAGGCAGGATTCTCACAGGGGCAGTTTGTTCTTGATCGCAAGACAGGGATCACCACAGCAACGGAGATTGAAAGTGACGACAGCGAGACCGTGGAGACCATCACAGATATGAGGAATGCACTGAAATCTGCGATCAAGGATCTGGTATATGCACTGGACAAATACTGCGATGTATTTTTTAATATGCCGAGCGGGTACGTCAACGCACTGGATGAAAGCGTAGCGGATGAAGATGTATTTTATTTTAAGGATCTGCTGGCATCGTTTGAACAGGATCGAACCAGAGCATATCAGCTTATGATGAATGGTGTATACAGTAAACGAAAATACCTCAAAGAATATGAGGGATTTAATGATAAAGAGATTGATGAGATGTTTGCGGAGTGTGACGAAGAAAATGCAGGGGAGGACAAAGGCGGACTGTACGGGGAGGAATAAAGATGGTGCTAAAAATAATCATGCTCTTATTTTGTGTTTCATTTATAGAAGAAATGGATAAGGCAAGGAAAAAGAAAAAAATATGTGACACAATTTACTGGGGATTTTTAATGGTAAGTGCGGCGATTGCAGTATGGGGGATGTAAATGAGGTACGACAGGACCGTTGGAAACGTAAATATAAGGCTTGATACAAGCAGAATTGACGGAAATCTTAGACGCGCACAGGATAAACTGGACATGCAGGTCTTGAATGACATGATTCCATATATGCCGTTTCAACAGGGATCTATGATAGGAGCGACGAATATTATTGAACCTGGATTGATTGAGACGAATGTGCCATATGCGCATTATCAGTATATGGGAGAATTGTATCTGACAGAGGATGGAAGATCATGGGCGCGCAGCGGAGAAAAGAAATATCCAACTGGCAGGCCATTGCACTACGATGCGAACGGGCATCCGAAAGCTACGGATCATTGGTTTGAGAGAGCGAAGGAAACACATGGTCAAGAATGGGTTGATTTGGTTAAGAGAGAGGTAGGAAGAGGATAATGTTAACGCCGGATTATTTTTACGGAAAATCAGATAAACTGATAGAAATGTATCAGGAACTGGAAGATTGGATTATCAGTGATATAGCAATGCGTTTGATAAAATCGGGGGAAATGTCTGGCACTACTGATCGGGAACTTTGGAAACTCCAGCAGATGGGATTGCATCATACTGAAATTGTAAAAAGAATTTCACAAATGACAGGAAAGAGCAGGGACGAAGTGCGGCGTTTATTGCGTGATAGTGTTATGACATCATTCTCTGATGATGCAGAGGTTTTAAAACGGCTTGGAGATGTTCAAACACCTTTGCAAAATAATGCAGCCATCATGGCAATGAATGCCGAAATGATGAAAACATTCGGAGAATTGAATAATCTTACACGCACAACTATGTTGCAGACGCAGAGAGATTTACTCAATATGCTGAATGAGGTAGATTATCGTGTGGCATCTGGTATGCAGTCGTATAGCAGTGCAATATGTGAAGTGCTTGACAGATATGCACAGAGTGGCGTTGTGATTGATTATCCGACGGGTGCCAGGCGTTCTTTAGAAGCGGCAGTGCGTTGTTGTGTCGTTACTTCTATGAATCAGACGGCTGCTCAGGTAACTAATCAATACATAGCACAAAAAGGAATAGAGTATGTTCTTGTATCGGCACATATGGGAGCGCGGCATAGCAAGAAGTTCCCGGATGGAATACCATCACACGATCATTGGCAGGGAAAAGTATATAAAATCGTCGGGAGTGATAAAGACACACCAAATCTGTTAGATGCAACCGGATACACCATAGATCCAAAGACAGGACAGGGAAGAGTTGTAGATCCTCTTGGACTGCATGGATATAATTGCAGGCATTCCCATAAGCCGTGGGATAAGTCTCTGCGAAATCCTTATGTTGATGCAGATGGAAATCCTAAAATTAATGTGCACGAGAGCCAGGAATTGTATGAGAAACAACAGCAGCAGAGATCAATGGAGCGTGCTATTCGGCAGACCAAGCGCGAATTGCTGGCAAAACAGGCAGAGTTAAGCGGCATAGCAGAGACTGATGTAAAAGATATGTTGCAGCCACAATATGATAAACTTGCTTATAAACTGCGTATACAGAATCAACAGTATAAGCAATTCTGTGCGGATAATGGATTGCAGACGCAGGCTGATAGAATTAAGGTGGCAGGATTTAAGGAAAAACAGTTTGCGGTGGCAAACGGCAGGGCAACGGCTTATAGCAATTCTGTCAAAGTTCCGATGGAAAAAGCGAAGAATGTGGGATATACTAAAAGAACAAGGGAAGAGTTTGAACAGACTGCACAGCAGATAAAGAATGAAATAACGCAGTACTCTGACAGACCGTCGAAATGGAGTGGAAATATAAAAGTTGATAACACGCTGATAGAGGAGCAAACGCTAGGGAGAAAGGAATGGTCATGCGATATTTCACTTGTGGATACGGTTGATGATGGGGTAGTGTGGCACGAGATGCTCCATTCTTGTTCTGCAAGCTATTATAAACCAGAGGTATATAGTGCAAACGAGTATATCGAAGAGGCAACAGTTGAATGGCTTAAGCAGCAAATATGCACGGAAAAGAATATTATAAATTTGCCGGCTTACGAAGATAAAACGATAGTCTTGCAGACACTGAATGAAAGTTTTTTATTTGGAACAGATATGGAGTTTGCAAAGGAAATATTTAACGTTCCACTTCCAGAACGGTATCAATGGTTGGAAAATAGGGTAGATGAATGTCTAAGACAAGCCAGAGCTTCATTTGAAGATTATAATGAGGTTATGGGATTTGTTGAAAGGCTGAAAGGTGGTAGAAATGGCGGACATTAAAGGTCTTATAAAAAAAATAGAAGAGTATAATAAAAAATATATGATTACTGAAAATTCAAGCGAAGCGGATAAATTGATTGCAAAAATGCACGAGAAAAAATACACAAAAGAAGAATATTTCGAGGTAGAAGAGGAAGTAAAAGCTTTTATGCAATCAGATGCATCCGAAGCAGATAAGCAAAAAGTAATGGGTTATACAGAATCATTATCTATGCTTTGTGCAGCGATCAGAGAGGGCAGACTTGATATTTAGAAGCAATATATCATTCTTTTATTTTGGCACAAATTATATTCCAATATGAGTTATTATAATATTGCCAGATGGGTTTCGCCTATTCATTCTGAGCCTCCTTTCATGTAATACAGCACATGGCACCTTGAAATACAGGTGCTTTTTGTGCGCTTAAAAAATGGCACAAATCTTTTTCAATCTCATGATACAATTAGACATGAGGTAAAAGATATGGAGAACATAGAGAAAATGATAGATGAAAAGAAGAAACAGATGGTGGAGTCGTTGAAAAAAGGAAATTCGGTAGAGATCCATGCTTCTAAAGATGGAATCAAGGTATATGAGGTGAGAAAAAAGAAAATTTGATAATTGGCGCATAGAAATGGCTATGTGCAACAGCTAAAAGGAGCTGACTTCTTAGAAAAATCTAAGAGGTTGGCTCTTTTTTGTTTTTGGGAAATAGTTCAACAGGAAGAATAAAAACAAAAGATGTGGGTTCGAATCCCGCTTTCCCGATTGCCAGCTATGGAGTAAATAGCAACTCATTCGAGCCGGACTGACCGGAGTAAAAACTTGGAAAGAAAGAGGTAAGGAACATGGTAAAAGTAATCAGCGAATTGGAGAAGATTGGTCTGTCACTGACAGTTGAGCAGAAAGAATCCATCAAAAAGAGTATGGGCGAGGAATTATATTCTAAGCAGGAATTGGACAAGGAACTTTCCAAAACGCAGGAACTCGAAGAAAAAAATAAGGAACTTGTAGGAAAGCAGGAAACTCTTGAAAAGGAATTACAGACTATGAGAGATTCCGCACCGGATGCAGATGCACTGAATCAGAAGATTGCAGAACTGACGACCACACTGGAAGCAGAACGTAAGGAGCGTGCAGAGAAAGACGAAAGGGCAAGGCTTGATGGTCTTGTAACAGATTTCTTTGCTGATAAGCATTTTGTTAATGCTATCACGGCAGACGCGATCAAAGCGCAGCTGGTCGACAAACTTAACTCTGATGAAGCACGCGGAAAAAGTATTTCAGATCTGTTTGACGCCATTGTCAAGGATGATAAAGGCAATTATAAGCCGGACATTCTCATTGATGATAAGACATTCCAGGCGCAGCAGAACCGCAGCCAGATTGTTGGAAATCCAATTAATCAGCCGGATGGGGCAAAACTTTCTATGGCTGAACTTATGAAACTCAAAAACAAAAACCCGGATATGGACATTACGCCATATCTGAACAGAAAGAAGGAGAAATAACACATGGCATTATTTGATTTGGTAAATTTCAATGGTGAAGTATTTGATGCGGCAGTGCGCGAGACTCCGAATCTGCGTTTAAATGAGCTGCTTCATTGCGGCGCGATCGTAGAGCGTGGCGAGTATGCATCTTTATTGCCAGACCAGAAGGGCGGTAACTTTATCACAACTCTGATTAAGGCGCGTTTATCTGGCAAGACCGTAAATTATGACGGCAAGACAGACATTACAGCAGAAGAGCGCGGCAATTACACTATGGGGCGTATCGTTGTCGGCAGGGCGCAGGGATGGACAGAGAAAGATTTTGTATCTGATATTTCGGGGGATGATTATTCCGCAGCAGCCGGAGAGGTCGCAGAGTTCTGGGATGATGTAGATCAGGATACGCTTCTTAGCACCCTTAAAGGTGTGTTCTCTATGAGTACCGGAGAGGGTAAGAAGTTCGTAGATGCGCACACCTACGATATTACTGCAGAAACAGAAAATACTTTCGGACCTACAACCCTTAACAATGCAATGCAGAAAGCACTCGGAGACAGAAAAGCAAACTTCTCTCTTGCAATCATGCATTCTGTGGTCGCTACAAATCTGGAGAATCTTAAGCTGCTGGATTACATGAAATATACAGATGCCGATGGTATCGAACGTGATCTGGGGCTTGCTACCTTAAACGGCAGGATCGTACTTATTGACGATACGATGCCGGCTGTGGAAGTTGCAGAATCTTCTAAGGGTGCGGGGGATGGATATACAAAATACACCACCTATGTTCTTGGCAACGGAGCAATCGAGTACACAAACTGTGGTGTAAAGGTTGCATCTGAAATGGATCGTAATCCGGCGAAGAACGGTGGAGAGACAACATTGTATACCAGACAGAGAAAAGTATTTGCTCCATACGGTATTTCGTGGAAGAACACAGGCGTGATCTCTCCGACCGGTGCACAGTTAGAGGCAGGAACAAACTGGGAAATTGCGCAGAACAACTCTTCTGATAAACCGGATTACTTCCCGGCAAGAGCGATCAACATTGCGCAGATCATTACCAGGGGGTAAGAGAGAGGGGGATCTCTGATGGGATACACCACATATGACTTCTACAAAGAAAAATATTATGGGGATTCTATCGAGGAATCCCTTTTCCCCAAGTGGGAAGATCGTGCATCTGACAAGTTGAATCAGTTGACCTACGGGCATATTGATGATGCTGCCAAGGAAGAATTTGACGAGAAAATCCAGAAAGCCACCTGTGCATTGGCTGATCTGCTCTACCAGATAGATTTCAAGACCAGTCACGCCAGTGACGAAAAGGGCGGAAATGTGAAGTCAATGTCCTCCGGTGGACGGTCTATCAGCTTCGGAACTAATGAGACACTGATTGATAAGGTGCTTGGGGATAAGGTAGCGCAGAACCGGTTGTGTTATGACACGGTATGCGAATACCTGTCCGGCACCGGATTATTATATACGGGGTATGAATGATGGGATTCTTTGATAATAAGACAGTTACCCTTTTCAATCGCTCATTCAACGTGGAAACCGAAGAGGAAACATATTATCCGACCCTGCTCGAGGGTGTAGACCTTGTGGAAACCAAGGGAGCAAATGTCTCCAAGAGCGGCATGGACAGCGCGGATGCAGTGAAACTGTATGTTGATTTTGGCAATATTGCCAAACCATACCTTCCCCCGAAAGAGTGGGAAAACATGCCGAACAAATGCAAGCAGTACTTTTTGACATTTAATCCGGCACAGGATTTCTTTATCAAGGGGGATCATACGGGTACAATACTGCCGAAAAATGATGCCTATCAATGGCTGCTCGATCACTGTGACGATTGCTACAAGGTAACAACGATTGATAAATACGAGGATATTTTACCTCATTTTGAAGTAGGAGGCGTATAAATGGCAGAACCAGAAAAACTTACCATCCGGGATGCAGAGAACGCACAGAAAGGCATTCTTGCACTTGCTCTGGCATACCCGGACTATCCAAATCTGTTTAAGGCTGACAATACGACGATAAGATGGAACTCCATCAAGACGGATAGATCCATTGGATTATTCCCCATACAGGGGGCGGTATATCTGAAAAAGTATGTCAGTGGCAGCTATGTGGCGCAGATGCCTTTTCAGATACTTTATAAGTGTTCACCGACTACCAACAGGGCGAGTATTGAAGCACAGGAGATGTTGAATAATCTTGCGGCATGGATGGAAGAGAGCGGAATTGAGTTTAAAGATCCACATCTGACATTACAGTCAATTACGAGGACATCCCCGGTATATGGTGGCGAGCAGGATGAAAAAACGGTTGTGTATGCCATTAATATACAGCTGAAGTATTTTTATAAAAAATAACAGGAGGAAGATACATGAAAACGAACTTACAGTTTTTTGCAGAAGATCGTACCAACATGGTGTCATTACTTGATATTGGTACTCTCATCGGCAGCACAGCCAAGATCGTAGAGATGGGCGATGGCTACAAAGAGATCACAGAGGACTGGGGACCGAATACAGAGTCAACCCAGTACGTCAACATGAAAAACGCAAATAACACGGTAAAGGGATATGAGTTTTCGACAACACCGGAGCGTGATTACATGTCTGATGATATGCAGACTGCAATCGACACGATGTTCAAAATGTTCCCGACTGGAAAGCAGTGTGAGACATATTATTACAGATATTACAAAACAGACATTACAAAAAATACAGGCGATTGCATCCGCGTCCCGGTTACGGTATGCCCGTCAAGCACAGGCGGCTCCGGCGGCGATACGCTGACATCTTCGATTCAGATCAACGGAAATGGTGCGGTAGAACTTGGAACGATCACGATCGCCGGTGATGGCACATTTACATGGGCGGCGAAAGCGTCCGGTACATCAGGAAAATAATAAACGGTGTTAATCAAAAATTAGCATAATCGGGTGGGTTCCTTTCAGTCCTGCCCGATTTCTGAAAGGGTGGTAATTTATGGAAGAATTAGTATTAGACAGTGGTGTCAGAAAAATTGCAATTAAAAATGAGGACGGGGATGTCATTACCGTGTTGAGCATCAATGTCGCAGATGCCGACACAGCCGAGCGATTCGGACAGGTCATCAACAAACTGGAAAGAATCTCCGAGAACTGTGAGAAAGAGGCGGCAGCATGGAAGAAAGAACATGCACAGGATGAGGTAGATTCTGACAACGTTGATGTTGAGTCGGTTTTACAGGCAAACAGAATCCGGGTGAAGTACCTGAAACAGATTGCAGCAGAGATCGACGGTCTGTTCGGGGAAGACACAGTAAAAAACGTGTATGGAGATTTCACGCCGGATGAGACGTCACTGGTGGAATTTGTCGAGAAGATCATCCCAGTCATGAATAAGCTCTTCGGCAAGCGTTACGAGATGACCAGAAAACGCTATAACTCCGGCAGAAAAGGAGCACAGGCATGATTAACGTCATGCTTGATCCGCTGCCTGAGGAATGGAACGGTTACAAGGTTAATACATCATTTCGTATCGGCATACAGGTATTCCTTGTGCAGTATGACAAAGAATTGAATGAGTATGAGAAGAGTGATGCACTGATCTATCTGCTGTTCGATGAACGGGAGCACCCGGACGGGGATGATCTTCGCCAGTGTGTGGAGTGGTTTCTAAATGGCTGGTTTCATGACAAGCCGGGATCATCAAAGGATAACCGCAGGCTGGTAGATTACGACATTGACCAGTGGCGTATCTATGCAGATTTCCGGCAGATATATGGGATCGATCTCTCCTTGGATGATATGCACTGGTGGATGTTCAATGGTCTGCTCTGGAACATGCCTTATAAGCAGTCATCATTCCAACAGGTTATAGAAATCCGCAGGAAGAAAATCACATCCAAGATGGGAAAGGAAGAGAGACAGGCGATTAAGGAAGCACAGGAAATGTATGCCTTAGAACAGCCGGAAGAAAAGAAAGAGTATACCGAGGATGAAAAAGCAAAGATTGAGGAATACGATCAGATGATGGCAGAGATCAGAGCAAAGAAGAAAGCAGAAAAGGAACTGGGATTAGTTTAGGGAGTGAGGATTGCATATGGCTGGTGGGTATGATGGAGAAATCAGAATCAATACAAGAATTAACACAAATGAGTTCAACGCAGGAATAAACTCTATTGTGTCTAGTATTGGAAGAATTGCAAAAACATTAGGACTTGCTATATCAGCTACTGCATTTATAAGATTCGGAAAAGAAGCGATTGAACTTGCATCTGACTTAACAGAAGTTGACAACGTTGTGAATAAAGCATTTGGTAATATGCGCGGTGAAATGGATGCATTGGCAGAATCTGCTATCAAGAACCTTGGAATGAGTAGATTAATGGCATATCAGACTGGATCAACTTTTATGAGTATGGGAAAGTCAATGCTTACGAGTTCTGAGGATGCTAAGAATATGGCTCTGGAACTCACAAAGTTGACTGCTAATATGGCATCCTTTTTCAATGTATCACAGGATCTGGCAAGTATTGCCTTGAAATCCATATATACAGGGGAAACAGAAACTCTCAAGCAGTATGGCGTTGTCATGACCGAGGTAAACTTGAAACAGTTTGCACTTGAACAGGGAATAACAAAATCGTATTCTGCAATGTCACAGTCAGAGAAAGTAATGCTTCGTTATCAGTATGTTATGAGCCAGTTATCCTATATAGGTGATGATTTTATAGATACGCAGGATTCATGGGCGAATCAGACAAGAATTTTGTCTGAACAGTGGAAAGAATTCATGGGTATCATTGGAAATGGACTGATTACAGTATTAACACCGGTTGTCCAATTTTTAAATAAAATTGTTGCTGCCCTTATTAATGTTGCAAATACAATCAGTGCGATTATGTCAAAAATATTTGGCATTCAAATGCAGCAGATGAGTACAACGGCGTCGGCTGCGGAAGATGTTGCTGATGGATATTCTGATGCAGCAGATTCTATGGATGACTATGCAAACTCTGTATCGAACGCTGCAAAGAAGGCAAAAGGCGCGCTTGCTTCCTTTGATGAATTGAATGTTATATCGAAAAATCAGACGTCTGGCAGTGGGTCTGGTGGATCTGGTGGCACCGGTGGAACGGAAATAAAACCATTTGATACGTCAACTCAGGAGAGTGTTATAGATCAGCTTGAAGGTAAGTATAAGAAGTTTTTCGACTATCTTAAAAAGTTAAAAGATGATTTTATTAATGGGTTTCAAACTTCTTGGAATAATTTAGATGTTGACTCACAGGTTGAAAACATTAAAAAAAGTTTAGAGGGTATAAGAAAATCGCTTGTTGATATTTTTGCTGACAAAAGTGTATTGAGCGCAGCAGATAATTTTGCACAGACCGTTGTAACGTCTCTTGGCAGTATTAGTGCGTCTGTAATCAGTATTGGAACAACTATTGCAGAAAACTTTTTAGGGGGATTAAATAGCTATCTTGAAGAAAACTCTGGAAGAATAAAACAGTTTTTGATTAATTGTTTTAATATATCATCCGACATTACAACACTCATAGCTGAAGCATTTGAAACAATTGCAGATATTTTTTCTGTATTTGGAGATGAAAATGGACAGCAAATTACGGCGGATCTAATACAGATATTTGCTGATGCATTTTCTTTTATTACGGAAACTGCTTTAAAGTTTGTCAGAGACATGTTAGATATTCTCGTAACGCCAATTTCAGATAATAGCGAGAGTATTAAGAACACTTTGAATAATCTACTTGGATTTATCCAGCAGATAACAGGTGTTCTGAGTGATATTGTAAGACAAATAACAGATGGACTTACAGCTTTATATGATGAGCATTTAAAACCTTTTTTCGATTCCGTAAGAGACGGATTATCAGAGATAATGGCAGAAGCGTTGAAGTTATGGGATGAATATATTCAACCAGTACTGAATTATATTGCGAAATTAGTAACTGAAACGTATGAACAGCATCTAAAACCTGTTATAGACAATTTGATGGGATTATTAGGGGCGGTCATAGATTTGATAAAAACTTTATGGGAAGTAGTGTTAAAGCCTCTCATCATATGGCTAATGAATACTCTTGCACCGAAAGTATCTGACATTGCAAAAAAAGTAAGTGGATTTGTTTCAGCAGCAGTTGATATCATTTTAGATTGCATTAGTTTCGTGCTGAAAAATGCAGAAAATCTTATAAAAATTGTCACAGCACTTATTAATGGAGATTGGAAGGGGGCATGGAATGCTGCAAGAGATTTCGTTAAAGATGGAGCAAATGGAATTATAAAAATTATAGAAACAATGGTAAATAAAATCATTGATGGAATTAACACATTAACGAACGGATTTAATAGTATCGGTTTTGATGTTCCGGATTTCTTAGGAGGAGGCTCATGGCATCCTAGCATCCCGACAATTCCAAATGTAAATCTCCCACGTCTTGCCAACGGCGGTATCACAACCGGCAGCACTCTCGCAAACATCGGAGAAGCAGGACGCGAAGCAGTACTTCCGCTCGAAAATAACCTGTCTTACATGAAGCCGCTTGCAGAAATGATTGCAAGTGAGATGAAAGGCGTGCAGACGGTGCGGATCGTAGCGGACGAAGGAAAGATTTTCAAAATTGTAAAGGAAGAGGCAAACGACTATTACCGGAGAACCGGAAGTCCGGCATTTGACTTTTAGGAGAGGAGCGTATAAATGGCATACAGCGGATTTTTAATAAAAGTAGGCAATTACACAGTTCCTTTCCGGTATATAGAGGCAAAGAAGTATAAATGTGGGATCAAGGGACAGGATCTTGATTCTTACCGGGATGCGAACGGAGTATTGCACCGGGAGGCATTGAGCAATGTCTCAATTAAAACAGAATGGGAAACGCCGGGAGATATAGATGAGAAAGCATTGCGTGCACTGATGGATAACATCAGATCCCAATATTCCCATGCAATCGAAAAGAAATCGCTTGTTACCGCATGGATGCCAGAAATCGGTAATTATGTAACGATGTACTGCTATATGCCCGACGTGGAGTATCAGATAGATTATGCAGATGAATGGACAGTCCAGTATGGATCATTCCGGCTGGCATTTATCGGATATGGAGGTGTAATTGGATGATTGATTTTAAATATGCTGATTTATTTAAACAGAATAGCGTTGATGTCCAGCTTGAAATTATTTCCGATGATGGGAAAATCCATATCACAAATACAGAATTTCATGAGGAAGAGTTTGAATTAACAGAAAGCCTGTGTTCACAGTCTGAATTGACTTTTGGTGCTGTCGAAGCCGGATCTGTAAAATTCAAGGTATCAAATATTTTTCTTCCAATGAAAGGGAGATGGATGACCATCAGGATGATAATTGACGGGCACACAGATCAACCCTTTTTGATAGGAAGATTCAAAGGTTATTCCGATACGCCGACTGCTGACAGAAAATACCGAGATGTAGTGGCATATGATGCCCTTTATGACATTTTAAATGCAGATGTGGCAGCATGGTATAACACTGTCTTTCCATCCCATAAAGAGCAGCAAAAAGATAAAGATGGAAAAACTACGACTGTTACAGTTTATGATCCGGTCACAATGAAGCAATTCCGGGACAGCTTTTTTAAGCACTTCGGGATTGAGCAGGCTGACATTGATCTTATCAATGACAACATGTCTATTGAAAAAACAGTTGCGGTCACGCCATCCAGTGAGACAAGTTCTGATACAGAGGAATCGAGCACCATAGGCGAATCTATGAGCGGCAAAGAAGTGTTGTCCTGCATTTGTGAGATCAATGGCTGCATGGGGCACATGGGGCGCGACGGGAAGTTTCATTATATATATCTGGAGCAGAATATACAGGGACTTTATCCGAGAAACGATCTTTATCCGGCAGATGATTTGTTCCCAAGAGATCCGAAAAGCAACCGTATCGGGAAGGATTTATATATAACGGCTGAGTATGAAGATTTTCTTGTTAAAACAATCAATAAGTTACAGATCCGGGAGCAGAAGAATGATATCGGCGTGATCGTAGGTACTGGAGACAATGCTTATGTGATCGAGGATAATTTTCTTGTATATGGCAAAGGCACAAAAGAACTGAAAGGCATTGCAAAAAATATCCTTTCCAAGATCAGAGGGATTGTTTACCGCCCGTTTACAGCGGACTGCAAAGGAAATCCGTGTCTTGAGGTCGGGGATGCAGTGCGGCTGCCGACCAGATATGAACTGATTGAGTCCTATATTCTGAAAAGAACCCTGAAAGGTATACAGGCTTTGCGTGATGATTTGGAAGCGGATGGGGAAGAGTACCGGACAAACGGGGCGAACGGAATACAGAAAAGTATTTTAAAGCTCAAAGGCAAGAGCAATGTGTTGGAGCGAACCATTGAAAAGACACAGAGCACGATAACTGATGTTGAGAAGGGATTGCAGTCACAGATCACGCAAACTGCAACCGAAATTCGCACAGAAGTTAAAAATACAACGGATGGTTTATCATCGAGAATCACGCAAAATGCGAGCAGTATTACAGCAGAAGTCAAAAGGGCACAGGGGCAGGAAGTTGAACTTGCGGCAGCCATTAAAATCAATGAGGATAAAATTACTGCGGAGGTTACCAGGGCAAGTAAAACAGAGGGAGAGTTATCCGGCAAAATAGAAGTGACTGCAGAAGAGATTCGTTCGGAAGTGAGTGCTTCCCTCAACACATGGGACTGGGATGAAAGTAAATATAACATTATTTATTTCGGGCATGGAGATCAAGGGCATGGATATAAACCGAGTAGCGATATCGAGAATAAGTGCTATCTGAATCTGGATAATGGTACTATTTGGCAATGCGTAAAGGTTGCGAATTCCACTTATGCGTGGGAATATCGTGCTAATGCTAAATTGATAGCAAATAGCATGACAAGTGCCTTCAAGCAGACATCACGGGAAATTAGCACGAAAGTGCAGAAAGATAATGTTATTTCATCTATTAATCAGACTGCGGAATCTATCAAAATTAAAGCATCGAAGCTACAGCTTGATGGAGACACAAGGATTACCGGAGGAACGATTCGTATTGAAACAACGGAATCTGTTGACAATATTATCCAGTTAAAACGTCCTGGGACGCTTGTAAAAATGGGAAATGATGGTATGTATGCTGAGGCTGACACGCGGTCTGCGGTGTTTCAGTATTCCAATATTACAGTGCAGGATAGTGCTGGTGGAAAAGATGCTGCAGGAAATACAGTTGCAACGATAGCTCAAATGCTATCATCTGGAAAAGGAATTTCTTCCTATGGCTGGGAAAGTTATTCTGATCGACGTTTAAAACATGGAATAAAAGCGCTTGATAAGAAAAAAAGTGCAAAAGTTATATTGAAACTTGTACCATGTGAATTTATATATAACTTCGATAAAAGTGAAACCGTTAGGCATGGATTTACGGCACAGAATGCAATGGAAGCAGTTGATAATGAGTGGGAAGTATGTGGAAAGAACAATGTTGATGGAACAGAATATTACACACTCGACAAAACGAATCTGATCGCTGATCTGGTTGCAACAGTGCAATTACAGCATGAAGAAATAAAAGAATTGAAGGAAACGGTAGGTATTCTATGATAAATGCAAAAATTCGTGAATTTGAAAACGATATTATAAATTATGTAAATTTGTGCGAGGATGTTCCAATCGAAGCTAAGTACCTGGTGTTTAAGGATATTCTGCGGCAAATCAAGGAAGAGGCAAACAGGCAGGTTACAGTAGAGCGGGAACAAATGAAGCTTGCAAAGGAAAGGGAGAGTGAGGATCATGAATAAAGCGCATATTGATATTAATTGGGAGAATTACCCGAGTGATGAAACACCGGTCAATGAAAGAAACCTCAATAGAATGGATGGCTCGATTGATATCATTGATGATCGTGTAATCACTCTCGATACCACAAAAGCAACCAAGGCAGAAGTGGCAACCCTTGTTGCGGATGTGACGTTCGAGGAGTCGACGGGAATTATCACAATCACGAAAAAGAACGGATCCAAGATTACGATTGATACACAGATGGAGAAAATCGCAATCAACTTCGATTATAACCCGACTACACAGCAGATTATTTTGACTCTGATCGATGGTACGAAGCAGTACATAGACCTGTCGGCACTGATTACACAGTATGAGTTCCTTGATTCTGATACGGTAGCTTTTTATATTGATAAGGATGGAAAAGTGTCTGCCACCGTCAAAGAGGGTAGCATCGAGGAAAAACACTTGGAGCCAAACTATCTTGCAAAAATTAAGGTGGAAGTAGCAAAGTCAGAGTCAAGCCAGCAGGCAGCGGCAATGTCTGAAATAAACGCCAAAGCAAGTGAGAATGCCGCAAAAGCCAGTGAAACAGCGGCAAAAACATCCGAAACCAATGCCAAAGCGTCAGAGACAGCAGCGGCGAAGTCAGCCACGGCGGCAGCAATATCCGAGACTAACGCAAAAGCCAGTGAGACATCCGCCAGTCAGTCTGCAGCCACAGCCACAAGTGAAGCGGCATCTGCCAGCCAGTCCGCCAGTACCGCCATAGATAAAGCCACAATCGCAACGCAGAAAGCAACAGAGATCATCGGTAAAGCCGAATCTGCAGCAGATAGTGCAACTAAAGCACAGAGTTATGCCGTGGGTGGTACCGGGAGCAGAGAGGGCGAGGATTCTGACAATGCAAAGTACTATTATGAACAGTCAAAAGACGTGTCCGAAGGTCTTAAAGGTGGATTGCAGCCACATGGAACGGTAGCTTTTGCAGATTTACCGGCACTTTCAGATGTTAACTCTGGTTGGATGTACAACATTTCAGATGAATTTACCACTACGGATGAATTTAAAGAAGGAGCCGGTAACGTCATTCCTACTGGTGCAAATATCTATAAAACATCAGATGATAAGTGGGATGTGCTTGCCGGAACTCCAGTTACCGGAATCAAAGGTGTAAATGAAGATTCTTTCCGTAGGGGCAATGTAGAACTCACAGCAGAAAACGTCGGTGCAGTGGCAACCGGTGGAGATACAGCCGAGAACACAACCGCTTTTACGAGTAGTGATGTGGCAGACGGATCAGCGTCAGCATGGACAAGCGTATCAAAATTATCAAGTGGCGAAAAACATTCTTCTATTTTAAAAAAGGTGTCACAGATGTTCAAGAATGTGCGGTATCTCTATAAAATGCTTGGAACGACAGACATTTCTAAGATTGGGAATGGTACTTGTACAGGGGCGATATCATCGTTAAACAGCAGTTTAAAGAAATATTATACACAGACAGAGGTTGATAATATTATTGAAAAAAACAAGGTGAAATCCATTGTTATAGAGTTCGAAGGCATTACTACCAATGAAAGCAAAGCATTTTTCCCTAAATATACCTATTGGGGATATGTCGGCGGAAAAACCACTGAAATTGATAATTTAATAGCACAGGGGCACACAATTCTTGGCGGTTTTATCTGCGGCGGTCCACACAACGATGCCTCCATGGCTGGCAATGGTTCAGATAACATAGGTGTTATAGTCGGTTCAGCAACTTATTATAACGTCCCATATTCATTTTACGTTTTTTCACAAGCTTATCAGACAATAAGGATTAAGGTCTGCGTTTTATATATTTAATATTTAACACAGTTTTATAGCAGTTATCTTTGTACTGATCTGCCCGAACGTCACCGCTTTTGGCACTTTTATCAAAAACTTTAAGTTGTTAACTGCCTTGCCGGATATTATTTCATGCATGGTCAGCCACGTGCCACCGTTTCCGTTATTTGGGGCGGTGATTCCAATCGCCTGATCGACGGTACTTTTTAATGATATAACATCCACGGCAGAACTTTCAGAAACCCAACAGTAATAATTTACCAGCCACGTTCCGGAATCAATAGATAATCCGTCCGCACCTGCATAACTCCATGTATCGGAGAAGTATTTATTAAATTCGTTACTGCTTACCTGACGGTATCCGGTATTGAACATGGTTTTGGCGTCGGATTTCTTTAAATATGTGTCTGGAATGCTATTACCATCGCGATCTGCATCAGCCCGACCAACACGTACAGCAGGATAGGTATCGTCAAGTTCATTATGCGCGATCAGATTAATTACTTTGTCGCCAGTATCAAAAAGTGGCATAAGAGTCCCTATAAGTCCAGACCAGTCACCTTTTACAATTTTTATATACGACTTATTTGTTAAACTGCTGTTTTACGAACAAAGCGGACAACTTGGCACAAAAGAAAAACTATGTAGAAATATAATAAAATCAAGAGCCTAAGAGCCGATTACATGACCATGTGTTGTGTAGCCGGCTCTTTTAAATAACAAGCCTTCGGGCAGAAAGAGAGGAAAAATTTATGAAATTTGACAAAATCAACATGATCTATGGACTGATCGCAACAATCGGGGCGGCACTATTCGGCGAGTACTGGTTTTTATTTGCCGGATTCCTGATCCTGAATGTGATCGACTATGCAACCGGGTACTGCAAGGCAAGATTCTATAAAAAGAATGAGTCCAGTGCGATCGGCGCAAAGGGAATCTTTAAAAAGGTATGGTATTGGGTTGTAATTGGACTTGCCTTTTTCATATCAAATTGCTTTGTGGCAATGGGCGAGGTCATAGGCGTGCAGCTTGACTTTGTGCTGCTGTTTGGATGGTTTACCCTTGCTACATATTTGATAAATGAAATCCGGAGCATCTTGGAAAATCTGGTAGAAATGAACGTGAAAGTACCGCAGTTTTTAATTGCCGGACTCGATGTGACACAGAAATTGCTTGACACCAAAACAGAGATTAAGGAAAGCGAGGAATAATTATGGCAAATAGAAGAATCGGACAGGCTGGTCTTGCACTTATTAAACAGTTTGAAGGCTGCCGGCTGATAGCCTATCAGTGTTCTGCAGGTGTGTGGACGATCGGGTACGGTCACACAGCAGGCGTACATAAAGGAATGAAGATCACACAGGCGCAGGCAGAAGAGTATTTAAAGCATGATGTGGCAAAGTTTGAAAAGTATGTCAACAATCCGTCCTATGTCCCATTTACAGACAAACTTAATCAGAATCAGTTTGATGCACTGGTCAGCTTTGCTTTTAACCTGGGGCAGGGCAACGTGAAAAAGCTGTGTACAGGCAGAGTAATGAATCAGATCCCGTCTGCAATGCAGCAGTACTGTAAGGCTGCCGGCAAAACATTACCGGGATTACAGCGGAGAAGAAAAGCCGAAGCAGCTCTCTATAATAAGAAAGTAGAGAGTTGCACCGGTGTAACCACTACCACAGTGAAAGAAAGTGAGGATTACAGTATGAATACAATTAAAAAAGGCAGCAAGGGAAAATCAGTTAAGGTATGGCAGATCATCATCGGTACGACGGCGGATGGCAATTTCGGCAGCGGTACGGAGAACATGACAAAGACTTGGCAGAAGAACCACGGATTAACTGTGGATGGAATTGTTGGTAAGATGAGTTGGAAAGCGGGGCTGGAATCACTGTAGGATAAATAGAGCCAATGCAGAAAAAACTGTGTTGGCTCTATTTATTATAAACAAAAATAATATGCAAAATATTATTTTTTCGGAATATTTAGCCGATATTATCAATATAATAAGTGATATATAGATAGATATTGACAGCAATAAAATAGATATTGACAAAAATAAAAATAATATATATAATAAATTAGCTGTCGTAGAAAATTACTTTATTTTGAATAGATGCTAGTAGGCTAGCGTGCAACTGAGGCAAAGACCTCGTAACAAGAGATTTAATCTCGTAGATGAAAAAGGGCTATATTGTATATAGCCCTTTTTCGGTTATCTAATAATCTTGCAGAGGATAAATATGGAGAACACGGTTAAATTTAGTGAATTATACATAGGAACGCCAGATGGGGAAACAGAAGCTAAGAATTCTATGTTTGAGCAGCTTTTTTGTGATTATAATAACCGATATGAGGAATTAATGAAGGTTTCGGCTAAGTTTTTGGTTATCGGAAGTAAAGGGAGCGGGAAAACTTATTTGGCGAATTATATTTGCAAGAAGAATGATAAAAACGGATATGCAAAGATGATTAGTGGCAAGGACTTTCTTATTGAGAAATTAGGGGAACTTTCACAAGAAAATATGGAAGCTGGGTATATGTATGCATTCTGTAGTTGGTACATATATAAGAAAATAGCAGAAGTTCTAATAAATTTGCATCCCAAAATGTCAAGATATAATATAATCTCACCATATTTTAAATTAAGAAAATTTTATGATGAGTACAGTGGCAAAAACGATGTGTTTAAGATAATACACAAAACGACAACGAATGGAATAACAAGAGAACATGGAGTGGGAGAAGCATATAGCAAAAATAATGAAGCTGTATCCACTGAAGCAAAAAACAATGTTAAGTTCTTGAGCGTAAGAAAAAAAGAAACAGTTTTTGAGTTTGAAAAAAAGAAATTTTATGAGTTGTTAGATAATTTTGAAAGTCTTATTTTGCGCGCCACTGATAAAAAGCAGGTAATTTGTTTAATAATAGATGATTTAGATGAATTAGATAGAACCATCAATGAACATCCGGAAAATAATGTTACTATTAATTTGATAAAGGCAGCAAAGGAAATTAACAATAAGTTTTACGAGGAAGGGAAAAATGTAAAAGTCATTTTGTTAGTTCGAAGTGATATAATAAATAAATTGCAAATGTATGACATGAATTTATCTAAAATAAAGTCGTCATGTGGCATAGAATTATATTGGCTAACAAATACGCAAGTATCTCCAGAGCAACATCCGTTAATGCATTTAGTTTTGCATAAAATAAAAACGTCATGCCCTAAATTGCAAAATTATACAGAAAAAGAATTATTTGCGATGCTATTTCCTGATAAGATTGATGGTAAGGCACCGCTTGACTTTCTCTTGGATCATAGTTTTGGTAGACCTAGAGATATTATAACCTATTTAAATCATGTGATAGAACAATACCCGAATAACACTGCGTTTACAGCGGTGGAACTAAAAAATGTAAAAAAATTGTATGCATCTGATTTTTATGATGAATTAGTAAATCAAGCATATTATCATAGAACACCCGATTATACAAAAGAGTGCATTGCACTTATTGCTGGATTAAAACGTAATTCATTCACTGTCGAGCAAGTGAAAAAATATTTCGAGGAAAATAAGCAGATATTTCCTCACATACCCGATTATAAAGAAGCGCTTAAGTTTTTATATGAAATGGGCGTGATTGGTAATGTTTGGAATTCTGGCAAGAATTCAAGCTGGTCGTATAGAAAAGATTCGTTGGACGATATTGACATGACAAAAAAGATTACTGTTCATTATGGAATAAGGAAAAAGTTTTCCATCAATTGATGATGTGTATTTATAAAATATTGCACGATAAGGTGTTATGTTCGCTATATAATAAGGAAAGAATACGAACTTGATTTCAGATATAAGAAAGAATAATGTCCGCAAAATGTCCACAAAGGTGTCTCAAAGCACCGGAAATAAAGGAAACGCATCTTGACTTTTAATCAAGTTGTCCGGGGTTCGAATCCCCGATGTCTCATTACTTAAAAGATTGGAAGTGTTGAAAAATCAGCACTTCCGATTTTTTTATGCTGTTTTAAGTGGGTTGACTGTGGGTTGGATAAAAATGCCCGCAAAATCAAATTTACTGAATTTCTAAATAATTTTATGACAAGATAAATCAAAAATATAAGGTGAATAAAAAAGGAGGAGCCAGTAAAACGGGGGATGTTTTACTGGCTTTTGTTATGAAAAAAAAGAAACTGTTTTATGTGAAAAAGGTTTATTTCCTTTCGACATTATTTATAGTAAACGAAGTTCATGATGAAATTGTGGTAAATATTTGAAAAAATTGTGAAGCCATAGTAAAGATTCGGTTACAATAACTGCACATGAAACGCTATTGTCTGAGGTGGGATGCTTGCGGTCTGTGTGGTTGCATGTGTAATGCGGACGCGCTGGCTGGGGCGGAGGGATGAAAGTGTGATCGGGCGGCCGGATGGATCGGAGAAGGTGGAATTTGAGACGACGTAGCGGACCTGGCTGTTGATGTCGTTTGGATTGCCGGTGTACAAAAAGCCATTTGCGGCGTCGATACTTGCAATCCTGCCGATCGATGTTGCAATTTCAATTTGAGGGCGCCGCTTCTGTACCATGATCAGAAATGCATTTGCCTGTGGAGGGATGCTCCGTGTCATTGCAGAAGAGAAAACGGCATTGATCCATGTTTGCGGACGGATTTCCGACAGGGATATGACCTGACCGGATGAATCGAGGATGACAGTGTTCCGGTTGATATTTAAACGGAGCATCTGGATGTTGTCGGATTGCTGTCCGGGTGAGGCTGCATAAGATACGATGATATATCCGGTGGAAGTGTTGGAAAAAGCATTGACCTCCTCCACGAAAGCATTTGTGATCTGTGAAATATTACCCCGCCGGGAAAGTGTTCCTCTGGTCTCTGTGTTCATTGAAAGTCTCCAGTACAGTAAGTTATTTATTTTAGTATATGATGTGATGAATCAATGTGCGAGTATAAATTACGAGTGACAATAGTCGGTTGAGAATCAATAGAGAAGTTGTTGAGATAAATGATCAGAAAAATCTTTGAGTGATTGGGGAGAGGGATATAGCGGAATGCAGCGCAATATGTAATTTATTAAAGAATCGTAAAAGATATTGCATAAGAAATGTAAACTTTTTTAGGTATTTTGGACTATATTTTGGATTCAATTCAGGATAAAAATAAAATAATTATAAACAAATGAAC